AAGGGATTATCACTGTCATCAGTGGTATTAGCCATGTTGCTTGAATAAACGAAACCGTGTTGAGCGAATGGGCTCTCGTCAATGACCATCTGACCCGTCCTGTCAATTATCTGTGTGGAGAAATGAGAGTCTTGGTATGGCTTTCCTGTAGCATTGTCGATGAGCAAGTCAGCGCCTATTACTACGAAGTGATTGTCCAATCCTGTTGTTCTGGTGTGTAAGGCGCTACGAAGCCCATTGCTGGAATTGGGAAAATCAAGATGGATGCTGGAAACTAGCATGTTTCCAGTGGTTGTGTTTATGTTGTGGAGTCTGACCCTCTCTGGTGGTTTACCGTTCGGTTTGTGAGTGTCCAAGTCTATGCCCCCAGCATTGATGAGAAGATTGTATGGAGTGTGGGAAATGCTGTGCATCACCGGAGTGCCAGTTGATTGTTGGTAATCCACCACCTTGTAGTCCCCACCCGAATACTTGTGAGTCCCAGTGCTGTCCTTGGAAAAGACATAGTTACCTGATACCGTTGATAGTCCGGTCAGTTTCTTGGCCAGAGTAATAGCATCAGTTGTGGTTATTGTGATTTGAGATATGGTAACAGTAGCGCCATCCATAGTGGTGCTGTTGTTGGCAATGGCAGAGAACTTGTAGGTCCCTGAGATAGGAGCGATTGGCTCCTCGAACCTGTAAAGCAATAACGTATTCTCGTTCCTGAGTGGTGCAGACCTGTCAATAGCCTCCTCTGAAAAATCGCTACTGATATGAAGGGCCTCCATCACACCTCTGAACTTGCCTCCTTTACCTCCTACATACAGATGTGAATCGTAATTCGCTATGGTTACATTCCTGTTCAACAAGGATTTTTGAACCATTAACACCCCATTGATGTAGAGGTCTATCGAGTTCGACCTTACAGTAGCCACAATGTGAATCAACGGCCTGTGGTCTATGTTCAAAGATGTTGCATCATCAGAAGAACCATCATACCTGTTGTAGGAATCATGGATTCCTCTGAACTCTGCTGGAGGGTATACCGTTCCCTCGTAGCCTCTGCTGGTCACTGACTTTGCTGTAGAGAGAGTCTCGACTACAGTGCCGCTGTCAGAATTGAGATAGACTTCGAATACAGCAGGTCCGGGAGTATCAACATCTCCGATTTTCAATCTGAACTGCCCTTCCTTCTCTACTACAACGCCACCACAGTCAGGAACCACCCAAGCCTCGATGCACAACTGATTGTTGAGAGCACCAGACAAATTGCCGTGACTGCCTGCTTGGTTGTCTTCTCCTAGTATGTTACCTACGCTCTTGGTCCCCTGTGTGGTTGCCTTGCCTAGTCTGCTCATTGCCCCTTGTGGGACGATTATACTGTCAGTCACCCCATCGAACATGAAAGCGTGATTGGAACGACTCATTACTGGCATTGCTTCACCTCAGATTGACCTATCTACTGGGATGAAGTTCATCACGAAACCATAGACGTTCTCACCGGCTTCGTATGTGATATCCAGTTTCTGAACTACCCCCTTAATCCCTGCTCTGTTACCGTCTTTGGTCAGGTCTGCGCTCGCTACGAGAGTGTTCCCTGCACTAGACTTATCCGTAGGACTTTTACCCCAACCAGTAGGCATGATGAAGTTACGAGCGACATAGGTCTTGCCGTCTGACTGTATGGTGGAATTGTATGGAATCTGTATACCTATGATGTAATCGCTACCCATTCCTGTGCCTTCTAACATCATACCAACTCCAGTAGCCGCTATTCCTCCAGTCATTCCTATGCCTACTACTCCTACACCAGTGCTCGCAAGTGCAACAGTGGCTACTCCACCAGTAAGAGCCATGAGGCCACCAGTAACAATCTTACCAGCGCCAGTCCTCTTCATATTGTTCATAAGACCATACAAATCCATGGCCTTGTCGCCAGCGGATTTCTTTACCACGGTTCTCCCTCCCACGAAATCAGAAGTGTATGGGGCGCTGAAACCAGCGCCCAAATACTTCCAATCCGGGGTCACGTTGTTACCTGCTTTCCCAGCAACGTCTTGTGATATCTTCACAGCGCCCGCAACTTGCTTTATCGTTGAATCAATAGCAGTAGCGGTGAATACAGCGGCCAACGTCGGTTCATTATTAATCAGACTGATGAAGCCATCGCGCAAGACTGTCGCAGTTATACTACTACTATCTGGATTGATACCCATCACATACGACCCATTCGTCGTATTGGTGACTGTCCCGCTTGTCAGTTTTTTGAAGGATATCGTAAACTTAGTCCCATTTGAGGCTGCGAGACGAAGGATAGTGAGACTGTATGTATCACCACTACTATCGTAAGTATTCTGAGTATTGAATAGATTTGCGAGATTATTTCTCGTTATATTTGTAGGACCATCTATGAATGAAATAGTCGCATTAGCCCAGCCGACAGGATAAACAGACGTGAAATCAACTATGCTAGAAGCAAGACTGTCTGTTCCCACTATCTCCTTATCATCAGTGAAGACTCCATGGACGATTACAATGGCCTTCTGCATGTTCATATCCAAACCGAACCTCTGTCCACCAGAGAACGGGACTGCCATGCCGCCAGCCTTCCTGCTGGTAGTGAGAGTTATGCTTGTGGCATCCAATTCGATTAGACCGCCATTTTCTTGAACCAGACGAATCGGAACACCATTAGCCGCCACCATTATGCATACCTACCCTGTGTCGTTGTTCCTCCCATTCCTCTAGCCATTTCCTCTTGAATGAGTTGTCCCATCTCTCTTGCTACTGACCTCTTATCAGTTCGGTCAGTCATTCCGCTAATCTCTATGTTCATAGTCATGTTCTGAGTGATTCCGCCTTGAATAGCAGTGCCCACAGTGGTAGTGGATTGAGTGTTCGTTCCTCCACCTCCACCGTATATTTTATCAATCGCTTTTCCTATCACATTACTGATTGCATTCTTAATTTTCTTTATGATGGCCCAGACATATTCGAAAGGCACTTTTATCTTGTCGATAACACCCGTCATAACATCTTTCAGAGTGTCCTTAAGACTCAGCAGTTTGTCTTTAATCCCACCCATTTTGGCTTTCAGATTTTTGAGAGCCTTACCAATAGCCTCCTTGATAGCAAACGGTATTCCGAGTATGAAGTCCTTTACCCCACTAAGTTTCTCGATTATTCCATCTTTGAGATTTCCTAACTTCTCAGGAATGGAGCCTATGGCTCCAGATATCTTCTCGACCAACCCCATGAAAAGGTCTTTGAATATTCCCAAAATCGTCTTTGCTCTTTCAATCCAAGGCTCAAGAATGGGTGCTATATGTTCTTCCCATAGAGACTTTATTTTATCGAATGTCTCTTTAGCGGCACCACTGAACTTGCTCCAGATTTTACCTAAGAACTCACCAACTTTACTTATTCCGCTTTGAATGCCCTCCATAGCACCACTGATGATTTGAGTAGAAGAGTTCACTGCAGAGAGACTGGTTAACAGCCCTGACAATGCCATCAGAAGTCCTCCTGTTCTAAGAACGAGTAATCGAAAGTGATAATCTCATTACTATCAGTGCTCTCAGCGAATTTCTGACGAGCGACTTCCTTCTCTTGCTCTTCCTCTACAGCCAATGCCCAAACGAGCGATTGCGTGAAAATCTCCTCACTCATCTGATACACTTCCGTCAATGAAACACCGTAGTGTTTCGCTACCATATAGGCAAACAGTTCTAGTTGCAGCGAGATGTCTTCAGGGGATTCTATTGTTTTCCTCTGAAGAAACTGCTGCACCTTCAACTGTTCGCTTTGGTAAACCCCCCCGACATGGCCTCTGCTAATTCATCAGGTTTAGGGAGGAGATTGGCCAACTGCTCCCCCACGTAAGCATTGAGTTGGGTTATTTCTTCTGCAGTCAATTCCGGCTCGGTCCCCACTACCCAGTTTGTGAAGGCATACTTCCAGTATGCTTCGAGGTCAAGCGTTACACCCTCTCCTCCTACTACAAACATTGTCTGCGCGGCTTTCTGGACATCGAGATACGAAATCTCTCTTATCCACACCAATAGCATGCTGTCCGGGTTATCCGGGTCGGCACGTATCTCATACTGGTGGTCATTCTTCTTCGTCAATATTTTGTTCTTTTCCACTACTGTCATTTTCATTCACTTCCTCGGTTGCAGCCGTATCTACGGGGGCATCCAATGATTCCTCGGCAGCCTCTTCCAAGGGGGCCTCGGTCTCATTTTCTGTCGGTTGTGCTTCTGTGATTCCATCATCGTCTCGTCGTAATCTGAGAACGACCTCTGCTTTGGTTCCACGTATCGTAAGACCTCGTTGTCTGCATACATCTTGCAGTTCACGTATGGTATACGAATTGTAATCATTAAGGATGAATGGAGAGTCCACCAATTCTTCAGGTTCAGGCTCAGGTTCAGGCTCAGGTTCAGGCTCAGGTTCAGGCTCAGGTTCAGGTTCAGGCTCAGGCTCAGGTTCTGTTAGAACAATACCCTCATCATCAGAAGAATCAGTCCAATGAACTCCAGTCACGTCTATTGCCGCTTGAACCCATGTTGGCTCTTCTTCTTCCTCATAATGTAACAGAGTCTCAGCGAAAGCATCAATCTCATGTCTTGAGCCCAGTTGGAGCATTTCCTCATCCATCTCTATACCAATCCTATCAACTAACCACATGACATAATCTGCTCTGCTGTTCCTGTTGTAGAATCGCGCTCTCATTCTTCCTCCCGGCAACATAGTCTAACCTCATGAATGGAATAGTGTATCTGTGGCAATAACTCTCATTGACTTAGGAGCAATCTTGAGCATACTTCGAATCGGCCCTTTGTCCTCCGGTATTGGCAAAGGAGCCTCTGTGATGAAGTAATCATCTATGATTATGTCAAGTGACTCCTTGGTCCCAGTGCCACCCTGTTTGGTGAAAGAGAGACGAATCATATCTGAATCAGTAGTATCTGTAGTAGTATCATCAAAGTTGTCCACTGCTCTCCTCATATTGTGATAGAAAACGGGGTCATCCACTATTATCTCCAAATCTAAGTCATAGGTGGTCTTACCTTCAACAGCAATGGTAGGATTACGAGCGCCAGCAAAGGGAACTTGGTCGGTAACGGCACTATCCACGTTGGACCCTGTGATTGTGTAGAACTGCTGAACACCTGTAGTGCCTTTCAAAGTGAAACTAGTTACTTGCCCCAACGTCACGCCCTTGACGGTTATGATTCCGTTGTAAAACATGAAGGGCTTCTGAGTCCTCTTGGCAATTCCTGACTTCTTCCTGTTGGCTTCAGTGTTAGCAGTGTCCTCGAAGAGCCTATGCGGGTCGTATCTGTCTCCCTTGTTACTCGTTTCCAATCTGCCTGTATCCGTGTAACAGAGAGCCGCATCGAAATTCACAGTCATTCTTAGAGCAGCATCAGTATCTGCCTTGAGAGAGAAGTCCTTGACCTTGCACCCACGATACAGCCTTGTGAGTTGCTTAGTATCAGCAGCACCTCCAGAGACATCTTCAGTAATATCAGTTCCAGTATCAGCAGTATCGTTTCTTCTGATACTGACTTCCATAGCGAAAGATGGGACTGTGGACCTTGAAAAGATGAGCCTCTGCACCGGATTTTGTAAAGTAGCATAAGAAGAACTGCCGGAAGTAGTAATGAGATGGGGGCTACCTTTGGTGTTATCACCATTGAACTGGGTGAAGAAGATTGCAGAAGCGCTGACATGACTAAAACAGAATGGGTCGTCTATCCATATCGAGGAGTCTTTGATAGCCGCTATCCTCCGTATCTCAGTCTTGTTGGCTCTACTGACTATGCTATCAGCGCCATTGACGGGCCATACACCGTCACTTGCAGTTTCTCTATGGACGTTTATGTCAGTAAGATTGTCATTACTAGCCCCAGCACCCTCTGGAATCCAGACGTAATCCCCCACACCCGGAACCACATTACCAGTCAGTTCAGCAGCAGGAGTTCCGGTGTATTTGAAGAAGGAGTCGCCGGGGTTGATTGTAGTTGTAGTCTTCACCACAGTAGCGGCATTGCACAAAGCGGCGGAACTATAGTAAAGAGCATCATTATTAGAAAGAGCCGTTTTTATCCCAGCACTGCAAGTAATGGTGCTACCGGCACCACTATCGCTCGCAGCAGTGATATGACCTACATACTGACCGTATTGATTGAAAATAGCATCTCCGGGGTCTAATCCCACAGGAACAGCAGTGATTGCTATTGCGCCTGTATATCCAACAGCCTGCGCCCCATTGCTATCCACAGCCGCAACAGCAGTCACTATCGGCATCTTGACTACCTCATGACCAAGAGTGTAGTAGAACCAACGAGCGTTGTGTATGTTGGCTTCGAAAGAGCCACCTGTGTTGATGAACCTACCCGGAACTTGGATTGCAACATCACGACCAAGACCCACTACATGAAATCTCTTCAAGTCCACTGTGGTCTCCGGTAATGCGACTGTGCCTACCACTCCCACGAATTGGTCAGTCAGAACCGATTCTGCTGCAGCATTAGCATTAGTAGCATGTTCCATGTTGATGTCCATCGTGGGGGTCTTGTAAGGCAGAATATGTAATTTACCTACATCATTGGTAGCAGTAGTCACATTGGCAGTAGCACTGTGAGCAGTCCTCAATGCTGGTGTGAGGGTGAGTTCAGTGGCTGATTGTGCCACTATCGTGAAAGTCCTACCACTTTTTGAGTAGTTGTCGTCTGAACTGAAAGCAGCACCGAGGTCAGAGAAGACCACCTTACTGCCTACCAGCATCCCTTTTGGAAACATTATCTGCTCACTTGCATTGACGGGCAAACCGTCTTCCCCATCTGCGAAAATAATGACGCTGGTATCTGCAATCGAGTCTTTGGTATGAGCGACAATACGCAGATTATTCGAACCCATACCGTTTTCTAACACTATCCCAGACTCGTGTCCGAAACTGATTTCGGACAAATCACCCTTGTAGACTGTGGACGGCATGACTCTCTCTCACCTCATGGGATAAGTTCTGCAAAGATAACTACTTCGATTTGGAAGGTCGTTCTGAACAACATTTTGGACCTATCTGACAAATCTGTACGTGTTTTGAATACAAGCCTGTCAAAATTAGTGCCATCTCCCTTTCTCTTGATGTGAATACATCTACGAACCTCGTTCTCCATGTTCTGCATGTGCTTACGACTCCTCATGGTCCGAGCATCAAGAGTGATATTAATGCGCGTCGTAACAAAATCATAGAGCATTTCAGGAGTCTCTTCGTTGTGCGCTGTCTCAAAGACCAAAACGTAATCTCGATTTTTCATATCCAACCTCTTCCCGCGCTCTGGACTGATTTCAGCGATATCTATGATTACAGGCTTGTAGTTATTGGTATTACCTCGATTCCAATTCGTGTCTAAGACATCAATCAATACGTCTAACCCTTCGAGCCAAGTAGCAGTCATACCTTCACCTTCCTGATAATCTTCATACCCACGTATTCGAAACCTAACTCATTCATCATGGAATTACCTTCTGTGAGCATCCTCTCCTCAACTATCTTCAAGACGCCTTTTCCCTTCTCGAAGTCTATCGGTTGCTGGGTATTCTCATCAATCATGACTCCGTCTTTCTGGATTATTCCCGCTTCTTCAAACTCTTCCCGCTCTTTAACTGCTCTAAGTGAGACAGGTTCCTGTGAAAAGAAAGCCCTCAATTCCTTCTGTGCGTTATCGTCCTTTTTGAATCCCTTATTGATTTCAAATAAGGTCTCTACAGCGAAATCATCCTTCTTAGCCAAAGGAGACCACCTCCAAGTAACGCGGCAGAGTCCTTTCCACATCTGCTTTGTAGAGTTGGATTTTGGAAGACAAGTCCACATTCTGAGTTCCTTCTGGTATCAGAACGCTACGGTCATCACTCATCAGTAAATCAACCGCCACCATCTTGGTGCACATATCCTCTATACCTTTCTCAAGATAACGCTCTCCATAAATGTAAGCCACCTTGATTGCATTCCACTCGAAGAACGGGTATGAGTTGTTGAAGTAAATGATACCCATCTCGTTGTCAATCCACCAATCTCGCAGTCTACCTCTATCACCAGAAGCACTACCGCCCTGCAAATCAACTGACAAAAGGTATTGAGTGATTTCTACACCTGTGGTGTTCAAAGTAGTTAAAGGAGTTCCGCTGAGATTAACACACCCAGTGAAAGTTCCCCACGCTGTAACGGCTCCTGTATCAGGATGGAGCGTCGTTGCCGTCTTTCCAGTGTAAGAAACTACCTCGTTACCTACCTGTAATAGACCCTTTTCAACGAAACCAGCAGTCTTAGATGCAGTGGTAGTGGCTCCATTATCATCGAAAGTGTAACCAAGAGTCACTGTAGTTGAACTCACCGATGCGCTATATGCAGTCGCTGAGGTAGTTTCACTCACCGTTATGTTGGTAGCATCACTTACTGCGATAGTGCAAGTCTCCCCGGCAGAAGTAGAACGCATACTAGTTATCTTGACCACACCGCTACCATAATCAGAATTAGCGGTGGCGAGGAACTCGTTATGAACAGCAACAGCAGAAGTGCTACCTTCTAAAGTGAATGTAGTAGTAGAATCACTTTGGTCTGAAAGGAAATTGACGACAGTCTTACCGACTCTGTCTTCTTTATTGATTAGGTCAGCGAAATTCTGGGCTGTAGTAATTTTGTCGAAGTCTGACCTCCATTGGTTTGTTCCCGTCCCGATTTGTAATTTGGCAAAGAATCCGTTACCAGAAGATAGGAATACGCTATCAGAAGCGAGTTTGGTATAGTCTGTTATTATGACTCTACATTCTGCAGCACCTATCTCTCTGTAATCGTCTCCTTGCCAGAGTTCCAATCTAAGAATCTGTTGAACGTTTCTGTATAGAAGAGGAGTGGTTCCCACATAATCAGTGTAGTATCGGCGGCGATAAGGTTTGTATGTATCGAAATTGATGTATTCTGCATTAACTAGATTGGGTCTCCAAGAGTTATGAGTTATGTTGTCTATCTTGTCCTGCATCCTCTTGATTATTTTCTCCACCTTGTCTTTGGTCATACCACGAGTCCTACCATTAGTGAAGGAAGCCGTGTTCTGGACATATGCATTGTCAGCGAATTGGTAGTTAGCATGAGTGATTGAGACAGCGAAGTTCAATTGGACACCGGGTGAGTTGGTTGTCACCGAGGTAATTGTTCTCTCTGTCCCCATGGGGTCTGCATCAGAATAGAGAAGAATGATATCATCTTTACTGAATCCTATGTTCCTATAGTCCGTCCCGGTGACGTATACTGCGTTCGCTGTGCTGTCTTGAGCGACAAGAACAGCATCCTGCGGTCCTATATCGAGTAGGTCAGCGACATTCTGCGCTGTGGTGTAGACAATGGCATCTGGGTCAAGAGGCCTTGTCTCTGCTTCACCCGGACTGAATACTTGTGGCATTAGAGCCTCGCCCCCTCATCACGATGGCCGAGGTTGTATTCCATAGGCCTTTTGCAACTCCCACAATCTTTCTTCCACATGAAATGAAGAAGACCACAGTGCTTACAACGAGTGCCAGAGCCAATATTGAGAACGTCGCCTATATCCTTGTTTCTCTGTCGCTGCTCAGAAATTACGCCCTCCAAGGGCTTCAAATCGTTGTATACCTCGCTTGTCCCTAAGGACTCAGCCAGTCTAACATTCTCTTTTTGAGCACGAGAGATGTCGTCAAAATCGAGAGTTTTTAACTCGAAACCCACACATCTCCCTCACTCTCATGCACTACCTGTGCCATATGTAGTTGTTACAAAAATCCAAACATTACCAAGAATAGTATGCGGGTCAGCAGACACTATTGTGGCATTACCGGCAGCAGTAACTACGGCAGCCGCTATTGTCGTAACACTGCTCGCGCCTTCTATGAAATCCTTAGGCGGGTAAGGCCCTAGTATTGTGCACGATGTTGTTGCTGCCATTTAGATTACCGCCTTCAAGAACGGTTACCTATCGCCATGAACTGGTAGTCGCCGCCAGACCCGCTAGTTATCGTAGCGAGATAGACCAACGTTCCGTCAATGGATGAGGCGGGTGCTGCCAAAGCGGTCGCCCCTACTCCGTTGATGAGGAAAGTATCTACGCTCGCTAGAAGGTCAGCAAAATCAATGTGACCGCTAGTTGCTCCTGAGTTAGTTAGTGTTCCAGTCACCACAGCCTTGTTTCCAAATACTGTCGGTCTTGCGTCAAATGCTAATGTTGCTAGTAATGCCATTTCTAATCACTCTTCTGTTTTTTCTGCCTCTTCCTTGGCTGGTTCTTCGACTATTTCCTCGATTACTTCTTCGACTATTTCCTCGACTACTTCTACTTCAGGTTCGACTACTTCTACTATCGGCTCAGGGGCGGGGGGATTTAGATGTTGCTCCACTATACCAAGTAGCGCACTCTTTGTTTTGTAACCCAGACCCAGAGATACACCCTGTTCGTCTAACCACGTTATGATATCAGGTCTTCGCCATCCAGAATCTGGAAGGCCATCCCCATCATCGTGAGTAGGAGCCTCATCTCCTTCGATTTCGAAATTCTCACCCATGTGGAAACGATTATCATCCATCCACTTTTGAGATACATCTACCCATTGGGCCCTTGGAAAGACAACGTCCTTCCCAGCACTTCTGGTCTCGTAATGAGGACCCAAAAACCTAACCTGCGGCAATTATACACCTCAAGAGACTATTGCCATGAAAAGAGTTCTGTTGTCCAATGTGCCCTCTGCGAGCATTGTGGCCGTTGCACTTCCGCCGGTAGTGAGGTTAGTCGTGCAAGTCAGAGACTTACCCGCTACACCCGAACCGCCGATTATCAGTCCGTGAATGGTATCTGCATCTCCACCAACTGTGAAGACGTTAGCGTTCTGCACTAGAGTGAGAACACCCATCACGAGTTTCAACCCTCGTCCTGCTGTATTTATCGTATCGTCGTTTGTTGCTTGGAATCCAGTTATAGCGCCGGGGTAAGCATCTGCTACTCCTGCCGCACCGTCTAACCAGCGCGTGCTACCTTCTAACGCTCCTGCATACATATCTATTTCAAAATCTACGGCCATTACGCCGCCACTTCCTGTCGTTAAACTAAATGTTACTGCCATTTTTTTTCACCTCTATCTCCTATAATTCTCCATCATCACTTGATGTCTCGAATACTTCCTTGTCCTCCGAAGAAAGTGGTCCAGACCTCTCCCATTGTTCGGTAGAGTCCTTCCTGACCCAGTCTGTTGATGGCGAATGGGTCTCCAGTCTCGATGCCCGACTCGAAATATTGTGTCGGTATCGCTGTGCTGAAGTATAAGTAATCTGTGTCTAGGTAATACATCCTGCTGATTCCATCAGAGTTGTAAACGTCCTTGGATGGAATGATTGGAACACCGTTGTAAGTAGCCACGATGAACCCGGCCTCCATACCCGGAACACCCTTCACACCGTTGTAAGTGGGGGTGACCCTCTTCTCTTCCATGAACCTCTGCTGGCTCTGCAATAGTTGCTGCAGACGCATTAGAGTATCGTAGCCGGTCAGAATGACCTTCGGATTTCCACCACGAACCCAGACTTTCTGGAACAAATCATCCAGTTGGTCAAGACTCAGTGTGCGATTAGTTCCGCTTGTTGCAGCATTGCACTCAGAGTAGGACCAACCGTTGCCGCCCCCATTTCTGTTGATACTGTAGATATCTTCTCTGGTAGCCGTATAATGGGTTCCAGCAGTCATTGCGGTGGAATCACCACAAGTAATCCTGTCGAGAGATTCCAAGTTATTACCTGCTACAGTGTCTATGTCGCCAGTGAGCATCAAGTTCACCATCTCAGCGTGATGCTTGCCCATCTCTTCCTTGAGAACTTGTCGAATGTCTCCGAGGCCGTCGTCCTTGTCAGCGAGGAAAATCGCCACTTCGCTCATGTCGAATGAATGGGCGATAGTCTTGGGCTTTGCAGCAACGTGCTGGAAAGTCGGCTTGACCGTCTCAGGCAGAGTTGCATTCTCAGCAACACCGCCATGAACGGAGCCAGAGTTAGGCTTGTCTGTGATGACTCGCCATCCAGACCTGTCCCAAGGTTTCTTGGGCAGTATGCTGAAGGCATTGAATTCTTGATTCATCTGACTCCATACTTTGCGTCCGTAAATTGCTTGATAAGTCCCACCAGTAGATGAGAGCATTGGGCTGTCAGCCTTCAGTAATTCACTACCACTGTAGGTGTAACCCATTGCGTTCCCTGCGCCATAATAATAACGCTCCATGTCTGTTACTGTTCGAATATAGTTTCTTGCCATTCTTCATCACTCCTTTATTCAGTCGCTCCTAAATGCTCTATTCGCTAAATTGTGAACCTCAGTCCACGACATTTCAGCAAGGTCTTCTGTTGAGGGGACCTCGAACACTGGGAGGGATTCGTTACTCTTCTGGATATTCTCGCCAATTTCGGCGGGAGTTCCGATATTCTCAATGCGCTCAGTTAGTGCAGCGATACTCTTCTGGATTTGGGCAAGTGGGCCACGAGCATCGAAGGCCTGTGCCTCGGCCTTAGTTACCTCATTAGTCCTCTCGTGCGCGTATCGTGATGAGAAATTATTTTCCAAGGCACCCTTGAACTCTTGCTCAAGAGCAGCAGCCTTGTAGATTTCATATGCAGCCTCAACATCGCTCTCAGATACTCGGTCTGGAGTTAGGAAGTTACCCTTCTTGACTCCTCCGCCTTTACCAGAAAGGCCTGAAGCGGATAGAGCATTGGTAGAAGGCTTGCCGCTCTCGGTCGCTCGACCCTTAACTTGACCAGTCCTCTGTGGCAGACTCTGCTCCAATTCCTCAGGGGTGGAACCAGCGTTAGCCTTGGAGACATTATCGAAGTGTGAGCGTGCGGCTATTGTGTCCACGCCTGCACTCTTCAGACTTGTCTCCATCCAATCGAGATACTCAGAAGATATGACATCGGAGTATTCCGATTTCTTCTCAAACGGATTCTTTTCATCCTTATCCTTCTTGTCATCGCCATTGTCATCGTCGCTGCCTTTGTCATCGTCGTCGCCATTGCCGTTTTTCTTATCGTCCTTACCGTCTAACCAAGGAAGTCCTTTCTCCATAGAATCGAGCCTTCCTTCTAAACGACCAAGAACGTCAGTCATTTGCGTCATAACATTGTTGTCTTCTTCTGTCATTTTATTCACCTTGTCTTCTTTCAATATTCTAAATGTTGCTTCTGGATTGATTCCTTTTTCACAGATTGTTACTTCGTGTAGTTCAAGTTTGCTGATTTCTTGGTAATCGCCGTGCACTGGGTCTGATTTTCTGACTCGTTTGAATGCCTGCCCTCCGATACTGAAACCCCTTAATGCTCCTTTTCGGATTTCGGCAGCGACTTCCTTTGCTTTTTCAATGTCGTTTCTGAGTTCTACTACTACAAACATCCCGACATCATCAACTTCGCTTTTCCACAACCTCCCTTCACTATCTGTATAATTTGGAATCACTTCACCGACTTGTATGTTAGAATGCGCTAATTGCACGTTTCTGTATTTCGGGTCCCCCATGTATTTTTGGAATGCATCTTTGAGCGCTTCTTTGGTTATTTTATCCCCTTGCTTGTCTACTACTTCCACGCTCGCGTAGCCTGCAACGATGAGGTCTCCACCCTTGATGAGAGTGATTTTATGTTCTGAACTGACTCGAAGAGGGGATAACACACTGGCTCTGAGTGTGGCTGCCATACTACTTTAATGAAGCGACACCAAAAATATTACGTTTTAGGGTCATCTTTCTCGTCAGAATCGCTATACTGCAAGCCTTTCCTCTTTCTACGCTGCCGCTTTATATGCGGATATTCCTTTTCGGAATCCTCAGTTGGCCGAGCAATCATATCCCAATCTGGCATACTCTCTTCCCCCTCCAAATGAGTAGGACCTCTAGGACTCTCTGTCAGAGACCCGACATCTATCCCTAGACCCTTTGCTCCACCTGTGAATCCGAATTGATTCTTCTCCAATAAATCCAATGCCCTCTCTATGAGCGTAAGCCCCTCTTCCATCTTGGGTTTGAGCAACAAGTCCTCATCATCCAACTCCTCAGAGTCTTCTTCTATGTCCTCTTGTGAATCTTCTGATGGAATGGGGTCATCTACTCTCTCAATCTTACCCTTTAGAAGCATACTCACTACTTGCCCCCAAAATGGTTTCAAACTCTCACTCAGCATTATACTGTAGTTCCCTCCTCCCATATCACTGAGAATGGTATCAGGAGAATGGACCCAGAAACCGCCATGAGACTTCTCCAATGTGTAAGACACTTCGTCTTGGTATGGTATGAATACTACCACTTTATCATCAACCACTTTGACATCGTGTGGGAAATGAAGGTGCTTGAGTGACTTCGAAAGCATCCCAAGAGTTTCCATACTGACGCTGGATTCTCCTTCTCCTTCTCCTATCAATTTCATAGGAGTAAGACTGTAAACATCTCTACCATCTATCTCTTGATGCTTTATCCCACTAACTTTCACCTCTACGATGTCTCCCTCTTCGAATGGCTTTGGGCTTGAGACTGTCCCTACGTCCAGATAGATATCATTTTCAAATTCTACCGTTTTGTCTTCTATCCCATCATCATCAATCAATGGTCCTGCTCCAAGTCTGTAAGTGAACGGCTTCTTTCCTCTCTTATCCAATATTTTGAGATTGATTGACTTGTTAGGTCTGAGAAGCACCCATTTGGGATGTCTTCTCTCACCTTTCATGTAAGTGCTCTTCCCATCTCTCAATAGCAGAGTCTTGTGCTCGTCTAAGAAATTATTGACCAAATCCTCCAATCCCTCTTCATCCGTGAGTTTAGTATCATGTGGTCCGGGTATGGTGACTTGCTCATAACTATCGAACTGTCCTCTTAGAATTTTCAATCTCTCTTGCACACTCATGTCAGTCACATCGGTATCATCGTAGAAGGTGATGTCTATGACGTGTAATTCCTTTTTATCGAGAATCCCATCCAGAGTGCAATCCTTCTCTCCGAGGTTCTTGACCCCATTTTTAGCCCAATCCGGTATACTTCTCCGCCCTCCGCCTTCATCATACCCGTTTATCTCGTCTCCCTTCTTGGTAACCACTATCCTTTCTCCATCATACCACTTAGAGACCACCCAAGTGCCGGTGAATCCACGAAGCCTCTGGAGGTCCTTGAACGAGAATATTCTGTGCATGGGTCTGATAGGCGGGACCCAAGAAGGGGAGTCGCCCTTCATCAAGAGGGAGTCTGGGTTCAAGAGGTAAGCAGCGTAATCACTCGGTTCGCTCCAAGTTCCGGATTCTTTGACCTCAGCAGGAATCATACTTCCTACTAATGGGTCTTCATACGGAGTGAACTGATTGGCTCCTCTCTCCCAAGTCATTGCCTCATCCTGCATTTGAACGGTATTGGCCACATCAAGGTCCCATAGACTCGATATAGCATCCATAGGAGCCGGACTAAATGCCTCTTCTTGAGTGTGAGGTCCTAGAACTGGTTTCCCAGTGCCAAAATCCATACTGTGTGTAGGGACCCCTCTTCTATAATTAGAATATTCCAACAGTCCGGTTTTGTCGAATAAATCCATTATCGGCGTTCCTGTGGTCCCCATCGGGTGTATTTCCCTTCCGGGTCCGTCTCTAATCGTCTCAGTTGTGATATCCTTAGGCAAAGAAGACAAATCCACATTGGGGTCTTGGATGAAGACGTTCTTCATCTGATGCTCGATATTCCTTCCTGAGACTCTGAAGTTTCTGTTGCTGTGTCTACCTTGAATATGGATATCGCCATCTCCATCTTTTACGAGCATCGAATGTTTTCCTTTATCGTCAATTGTAGGAGCCGACATAGGAGTTATTCCCAAAGTAGCAAGACCCTCTTTCCCGAATTGTCTTCTTACATTGGTTTGGAAACCTAGTATAGCCTTTCTCATATCTTTCATTGGCTTCTGCCAACCTTTCACTGGCGACCCACCGTGAAACAATACTTCTCCGTCTCCGTCTTTTACATTTCTTTCGAATCCATACGTGTTGAAGAATTCCTCATCGCTTAAATGATTAAGATTAGGCGCTCTTCGAAGTTTTTGAACATGGTCTAGCACGTTTTCTACATCTTGATATTTATCGAAGAAGTTATCACCCTTTTCGGTGGATAATTGTGGATTACTCCGTATCAAATGCTCCATTGACATAACTGTCCTATGGTCATCGTCATTCTTCAATCCACTTTGTATGGAAGTGAGCATGTTAGTAGCATGGGCTCGATGTGCTCCGTCTTGTGGATATTTCAAATAATCCATCAAGTCTTCAAAATCAGTCTCTCTAGTAACACGAAAGCCGTGTTCATCCATATGATTGTGGAAGTTACCGAATCCTGTCTGGTGCAAAGGAAGTTTATCTTCGTCAATACCGTAACCACTCACTGTTATGCCAAGGTCTCTAATGTATTCAGCAGGGAGATGCTTCAACGCTCTATTGGCTAGTTGGAATATTTTGTCTATGTCAATATTCAGATTGGGGTTGGAAGAAGTGAAAGTATCTTCTGGATACATCGGGGCCAAATGACCAACCACCGTGAGTATAGCGTTGTAATGAGATTCAATCATATTCTGCAGGTCATCGTATAATCTTCCTTCATGGCCCTTTCCAAGTTTCTTCTCTTGGATAGTTTTACCACCCCCCTTTTCTCTTGCAAGAGGCCCCCCAAGTTTCGTCTCTTTGACAGTCTCTCGCAAAGCCTTCGAATCTAACAGAAATGATTCAGCAGCGCTCCCCTCTGTTACATCCAAACCCTCCGGTCTGGCCCCGAAGGTAGCCTGACGTGTGGCTAAACTTGCTGGAGTCATTCGCATTATGGAAGACGGTCTTCCCCTTTCTCCTCTACCCATCATGCTATTGATAGTATGCGACATCAGAGACTGGTCTCGCGCTATCATGTCTGGTGTCCTGTTCTCTTTCTGCCGCGCGCCCAGTGGTTGCTGCTGTGTAAGTTCTAATGGGACTTCCACCGTTCTGCCGAACTCAGCGGTGATACCGGCACCAGCAATATCTATGGGCTTCTTGATATTCCAATTGATACCTTTCCCATGAGGGGTCTTGACGTTGTGTTGACGTGATGAGTAACGAGGGTGAGTAATATCAAACTCTTTGTCATATTTTGCTTTAATCTGAGACATGCTCAATCCTGAGATAGCGTTTACCACTCCGGGAAACAAAGAGGACAAACCGGCAAGAATCTGATTCTTGGGATTGCTCGCATCCTGATTCTCCGGGTTTTTGGAGTTATTGAAGCGAGAGAGCACAGCATGTGGGGTGTTGAATAAATCATGTCGAGCAGCGATATAGGGGCCCCAGAGCCCTATGTTATTCTCATTGACAGTGATTCTACTCCCATCAGTGGACCCGATGTAACTGTTACCATCCCCATCGCTACTGTGGTCATGCAGCATTTCAATGAGAGTATGGGGATTTCTCGAAAGTCCAGAGGAATATAACTGAGCAAACAAAGCAGCAGGAGTGTAATGTCCTCCATCCTCTATGCCCCACCCCTGCATCATTGCCAACTCTTCGTCAGTCGCTTCAGACTCATCGAACCATAATGGGCTAGTATGCAGGGTTTGTTGATTACGCAACTCCTTGCCTTGCGATGCAATAATTCTATGGATTTTCGCTCTTTTGAGCATAGAAGCCATATTCTCCTCTGAAATCAAAGGGCCTGAGTGATGCTCTGCCGGATAATAGGGATGCTCACCTGCAGGTATTGCGGCTCCGGTTTCCGGGTCATAACCAAGAGCGAGCATGATAGAACTCTTCTGTAGCCTCTTATCCTGATAACCAGAATCAATGATGTCTCCTATTGGATTATCACTCCCAGAAAGTTGCTCGGCGGGAGAGATAACCATCCCCTCTGAATCCTTCTTCTCCTTTATCTCTGGCAGATTCCTGAACACTCTATGTTTCTTACCATCAGTATCGAAATGATGCTTATTCCCGTCTTCATCTTCACCCAAATCTAACCCACCCAAGGCCTCTCTAAGATTGTCCTGTATCTCATCGCTCAACCCGTCCGAGTGAACGATATCATGCAGAGAGTCGAATAGCATATCCTGCTCATAGGCAGACAACTCATCATTGCTCTCCCTACGAGGTATGGCATTGCTGTTAGTGAAACCTGCCGTTCTACCACCCCAATCAGCAAGTCCTCCCATGACATGATGGAACGAGCGTTTGAGTCTACCAGCAGAGACTGTTGTCCCATCTGGGAGTTTGATGTCTTGGTTACTCGCTTTGTCAAGACCATCAAAAGCGGCCTCCAATATCGCACTTCTCTCCTTAGGAGAGAACCACTGTAGTTGATGAATCCAAGACAGTTCACCTAGATTGTGACCATGTTCGATGATGCTCTGCTTTTCTGCCTCCTCAAAAGAAACCCCCTCTGGCGTACTTTGCCAATGTGCGTAAGCCTGTTCTGGAGTCGAATCTCCTTCTGCTACCTTCTCGCTTTTCTTCTCCAAATCTACAGCATCACTCATCCAACTTCTCGCTCTGTCGTCAGCGTGTAGTTTACGGAGTTCCAATTCCTCCTCGGAATGGTCATGCCCACTTTGTATATCAGTAGAAAGTCCCATCGCCTTGACTCTCGCTATTGCATTAGACCTCCAATTACCATCATGGTCCAAATCTTCAGTTTCTGAATTGATGCTTCTCCAGTCATCATCACCAGCGAGCCATCTCTCAAAGTCCCTGTCGTATGCTCCTCTGATTGATGTGACATCAGAGCCCTTGATACCATCAAGAGGACCAATACCGTGATAGAATATATCACCATCCTCTTTCAACATACCAGTATGATGAAGGCTCTTCTCTTTCCTCATTATCCTGTCTTGCATTCTCTCTAAGGTCTCTACGGCTTTGGCGTGAGTAACGTCTTTGGTATGAGTAGGTAGAACCTGCTGTATGATTGTATCAAGTCTCGCTGTTCTCCCAGTGCCTGAGTTCATCACTTTAGAAGGGTCATAAATGGAACTGAAGGGATGGTCGTCCGATGTGCCATAGGGCGCAAGACCATTTGGATTCACCTCTATATCATGCGCGTGAGAAGTAGGGTCACTACCCCTCGATTTCACTCTTTTCCTCCAAGGTTGTCTCTCAGAGAGATGATGATTGCTTTGTTCTGCTACCTGCCTTCTCCTCTCAGCATCAGAAATAAAAACCTCAGCGCCATGCCCTCCCTTGAGGATGCCCCCAATTTCACTCTTTACGAATGAATCACAGATTCGCTCTCGCCAAGTAATATCAGGTTCAAAATTAGATGTTTTAAGATTGTTTTTAGCGAAGAGGTATTCCCCTACGC